GCGGTGGAGAAGACGCTATCAAACGTGCCCGTCTCCCAGGGCTGGTGGCAGCGCATCAACGAGCCCTTTACAGGCGCTTGGCAGCGCAACAAGGAAGAAAAGCTCGAAAGCCTGTTGAACTATCCGGCTTTGTATGCGTGCATCTCCCGCATCGCTACCGACATCGGCAAGCTGCCGTTTAAGCTGATGCAGCGCGATGCCAATGGTGTGTGGTCGGAAACTGAAAGCCCGGCCTTTTCCCCGGTGTTGCGCAAGCCAAACCACTACCAGACAGCCCAGCAGTTCCGGGAGCGGTGGGCGCTGTCGCGCATCACGCAGGGCAACACCTACGTGCTGAAAGAGCGTGACAATCGCGGCGTCGTTGTGGCGCTGTACATCCTCGACCCGTACCGCGTTATGCCGCTGGTCTCCGAGAGTGGCGAGGTGTTCTACCAGCTCAACAACGACTACTTGAACATGGTCCCGAGCGAGTTCGACGATATGGTCGTGCCCGCTTCCGAGATCATTCACGACCGCTGCATTTGCCCTTATCACCCGTTGATCGGCCTGCCGCCGATTGCCGCCGCGTACCTGCCAGCGCTAAAGAACATGCGCATTTTGCGTTCGTCGTCTGAGTTCTTCGGCAACAACGCGCAGCCGTCCGGCATCCTGTCGGCCCCCGGCGCCATCGGCGACGACACCGCCAAGCGTTTGTCCGAGCACTGGAACACCAATTTTACAGGCGAGAACGCGGGCAAGGTCGCTGTTGTTGGCGACGGCCTGAGCTTTATCTCCCTGGCGGCGAAGTCGGTTGATTCGCAGATGGTCGAGCAGCTCCGGTACTCTGATGAGCAGATCTGCCAGCCGTTCGGCATCCCCCCGTTCAAGATCGGCTTGGGAACGATCCCTTCGGGCCTTGGCGTGGACGCAATCAATCAGCTCTACTTTGACGACGCGCTGCAGGCCCCTATGCAGGCCATGGAAACGCTGCTGACCGAGGGGCTCAACGCTACCCCCTACAAGATCGACCTCGACGAGAGCGTGCTGATGCGCATGGACTCCGGCAAGAAAGCGGCCTATCACAGCGACCTGGTGGGCGCCAGCATCGAAACGATCAACGACGCCCGCATCGAGTTCAACTTGAAGCCTCTTGCCGGCGGCGATACGGTCTACATGCAGCAGCAGGACTTCCCGCTTAACGAAGTTCGAAACAACAAGCTGCCGGATAACACCCCGGCACCCGTTGTCGCGCCTGCGGAACCTGTGCCGGCAGTCGACACCCAAACGCAAAAAGACCTGGCCGAACTGTTCCTGCTTAAAGCAGTTCAGGCCGCGCGAACTGAGGTTGCACAATGATCGATCCGGTAGAGTTCGGCAAAGCGATGGGCGCCATCATCAAAGAGGCGACCGCGCCGCTACTGCAGCGCATCGACCAGTTGGAAAAGCAACTGGCAGTGCTCCCGGCGCCTGAGAACGGCAAAGACGCCGACATGGAAGCCTTGCGCGCCCACCTGGGCGAACTGGTCAAAGCCGTGCCGCCTGCTGCGCCGCTCCCGGCCCCGTCTGTCGAAGAGATCGCGGGCGCGTTCGAGCGTCGCTTCTCTGCTCTCACGCTGTCATGGGAACGCCAAGCGCGCGACACCTTCGAGAAAGCCGCAGACCGTATGCCGAAACCCAAGGACGGCCGCGACGCGCTCTCCCTGGAAGCCTTCGACCTGGCCTTGGCTGACGACGGTCGCACCGTTACGGTCAAGATGCAGGCCGGCGGCACCGTTATCGAAAAGTCCGTGAAGATCGCCGCAGTCATCGACCGCGACACCTTCAAGCACGACCGCGCCTACGAAAAGGGCGACGGCGTTTCTTACGGCGGGAGCTTCTGGATTGCCAAGTGCGATGAACCTAAAGGCGTGCCGGGCAGTGGCGAAACCGATTGGCGTTGCGCGGTAAAGAAAGGCCGCGACGGCAAAGACCTTCGCGACAACGCGAGCACCGTTGACCTGTCCAAAGGGGTGCCAATCAAATGATGTACGTCACCCTGGCGCGCGGCAAGCAGCACCTGAACATGGACCACGACGAAGACGACACCTTGATCGAGGCGTACATCGGCGCGGCGTCTGAGGCGGTGAAAAACTACCTGAAGTCAGCCAGTCCTTACGAAGTCGAGCGCGATAGCAACGACGACCCGATCCTCGACAGCGCGGGCGACCCGACCTACGTCCTCGACAGCTCCGGCGATAAGGTCGTGAAGTACGCTGTGCAGGCTGCCACGCTGCTGCAGCTCGGCTTCCTGTACAAAGACCGCGACGAGAACGCCGACCGGGCCTATGACATCGGCTACTTGCCCAAGCCTGTGACCGCGCTGCTCTACCCTCTGAGGGCTCCGGCATGCCAGTAGGTGACTTTTTCCGCAAGATATTCGGAGGCCCGTATCGTAAAGAGACGGACATGGGCGACGGCTCACACGCTGAGCGAGTCATCGCGCACCCGCCTTTCGATCTGCTAACTGATGGCGGCGAAGGGCCCGCCCGGCGCATGCGCGTGGACAACGGCCAAACGGGTTTCTTTGCGCGCCGCATGTGGTCCCTGAATTATGAGTTCTCCACGGCGAACCCTATCGCCGCGACGCCGCTTGTATTCCGGTTCACTATCCCGATCAACTTCATTATCCACGCGCATTACTTGGCCGTGGACCAAGGGGGGCTAACCCTCCGCACCTATGAGGCTTCGCAGGGCACCCCCGGCGGCACTTTCGGGGCTCCTCTATCGTTGATCTCGGAGAACCGGATGTCCGAGGCTGCGGCCTACGCTTTCCAGGGTCAAGTTTCCTCCGGCGGGACTTTCACGCCGACAGCCGGCCAGGTTCCCATCACCCCGCTTCGGGTCAGAACGGCGGGCGCTACGGCGCAACAGTCCAGTGTAGGGCAGGGCACGGTTTCTGAGAAAGGACGCGACGCAGGCACCTACTACGCCGTCTTGTCGCGCATGACCGGCGTTGCGGGGGACTGCACCGGGGTCTATACGATCGTCATCGAGGAGCGCCCCGCATGAGCCGCGCCGGCCAGTACCGCCACCGGGTCGACATTCAGAACTGGACGGAAGTCCGCGACCCGGATACCGGCGCGTTCACGGAGTCCTGGGTAACCGTGTTCGAGAAAGTGCCCGCGCGCATTGCTCCTGCCAGTGGTCGCGAGTTCCTGGCCGCTGCGGCGATTCAGTCCGAGATCATCGCACGCATCGTGATCCGCCAGCGCCCCGGACTGAATGCCAAGCAACGCATTTTGCACAACGGCGATATCTACAACGTACACGCGTGGCTGCCTGATCAGGAAAGCGGGCGCGATTATGTTTCTGCCCCCTGTTCAGCCGGTACGAATGAAGGATAGACTTCAACCTTTAACAAGCAGAGGCAAGACAAATGGGTCAGGAATATATCGGTACCAAGCAAGTAACTGCATGGCCGGAAACTAAAGACATGCTCGACGGCTTTGCCGTTCAGTACGCCGACGGCTACACTAGCTGGAGCCCGAAAAAAGTATTTGAAGAAGCGTATCTGCCGATTGGCCAAGTCAAGGAATTGCCGCCACATGTTCAGCGTGTGATCGGCGAAAAAGCCCAGCTTGACGACCGGTTGTCGAAGCTCTCCGCCTTCCTGCAAACCCCAGCTTTCAAAGACCTGCCGGCTAAATCTCAAAAGCTTATGGAAGCTCAGGCCAAGACCATGGCCGAGTATTCCGAAGTCCTCAAGCAACGCCTCGAAGCGTAATCCTATGGGCCGGACGTTCGTCTGCATCGCCTCCGGCCCGAGCCTAAACGCGCGCGACTGCGAACTGGTCCGCGCCGCCGGCCTCCCCACAATCGCTGTGAACAACTCTTGGCAGCTAGCCCCGTGGTGTGATCATCTTTATGCGGGTGATCTCGCGTGGTGGGATGCGAACGTCTCCAAAGTGCCTGACGGCCCTAAGCGATGGACGTGTACCCGCCAGGGGTCCGCGAAGCACGCTCTCAACCTGCATACCGCTTACGGGGAGTACAACTCAGGATTACGCGCAATCGAACTAGCCTTCCAGCTAGGCGCCGAACGCGTCCTACTTCTCGGGTATGACTGCACGGTGCAAGGAGGAACGCACTGGCACGGCGACCACAAAGACACGAAGAATCCGGACGAAGCGTTGTGCAGGAAGTGGAACAAGCAGCATTGCCGGTTGGCGCAGAAAGATCGGGTCGTCAATTGCTCGCGTGACACAGCGCTGACGGCGTACCGTTTAGGCATGTTGGAAAAAGAGTTGCAAAAGGTTGTTGACACTTGTGATGCGAATGACTAAAGTTTGTTTCAAGCAACACGGTTCACGGCCTCGCAGATGCCGCCAGACTAATAGCCCGGACTAGACCTGGGGTCGTGTTGGTAGATTGGTTTCGGGTGGAAGTATCAGGTGCAAGCCCTGACGCATTACGCGGCTACGTAGGTAGCATAAGACTTAGTACTGAGGGTTCGATACCCTCCGCCAATCGCAATAAGCGGGTACGCACAGGGCGTTGATCAGCCTTCCAAGCTGATGACTAGGGTTCGATTCCCTATATCCGCTCCATATTTCCCGCACATGCGGAACGCGGCTGACGAGACCGGTAGGTCGAAACCCGAAAGGGTTCCGCGGATTAGCCCCAGGCGGGGAATAACCGGCTATCAGGGAGATCAACCTAAGCATATTCGATTCTGAGTCTGTTTAGGCCGTGGGTGCACAACGGTCTCCTGCGCAGTGCACATCTGGCCCGCCACCTATTTTACGACTCTCCCTGTGCTGATCAATTTAAGGGATTCAGGCCGAATAGCACGCTAGGCCGGCTGTCCTAGGCACGTAGCAGCGCCGTTATCGTCTGGCGCGGTAGGCCCCTAGGAGGTAAACGATACGAGGACTCGGAGCCTCGTTAAAAATTCCGAGGCCTATTCCCGTCGTGCCCTCCTTGACCCGCTTCGGCGGGTTCTTTTTGAACGAGGCTTTATGATTATTCATTCTATGAAAGGACTCGGAGATAACGTTTATCAGCGAGCGTTCATCAAAGCCCTACCGAAACCTGTTTACCTCGACACACCCTGGCCGGAAATCTATTCCGACATCCCCGGCGTCCACTTCATCCGTCCGCAAACCAACCTGCGCACCCAGGCGAAGAACATCGCGCGCCAGGGCCGCACATGGGAAACGCCACCGCCGCGCCAGCCCTCCCGGCAGATCCGTTACGGCGCCGAAGGAATTATCAAAGGCATGACGGCCAGCTTCGGTGTGGCGCCAAGCGAGTTCGACCTTCCGCCGTTGCCCCCAACCTGGGAGCCGCGTCCTTATGTCGTAGTGCGCCCGGCCACGGTGCGCAGCGAGTGGCGAGCGGACACCCGCAACCCTCTCCCGATGTACATAGACGAGGCCGTAGCAGACGCACGAAAGCGCGGCTACCGGGTTATCTCTGTCGCCGACCTAGAAGACGGTAAAGAGTGGTTAATCGCCCATCCGCCGGTCACGGACACGCAGTACCACAAAGGCGAACTGTCGGTCGAACAACTACTGTCGCTCGTTGCTAACGCCTCGGCGGTAATCGGCGGTATTGGCTGGCTGGTGCCGGCGGCCCTAGCTGCGAAAGTTCCTGCATGGATCATCTGCGGCGGCCAAGGTGGTTATAATGCGCCGGAGTTGATCACGCCAAAAGGGCAGAGCAATATCACATTCGCGGTTCCTGACAACTTTTGTCGCTGCCGCCTCAAAACTCACAACTGCGACAAGAGGATTTCAGATTATGACTCAAAGCTTACCGCATGGGCTGACCGACACATTCCTGTGGTCGGACGAGATGGGCAGGGGCTATCACTCCCGGCCGGCGATGCGTTATGAAGGCGCGTATTTCGCGCACTACCAGAAGCTTGACGCGACAAAGATGGGGCAGCTACTGACAAAAGCCCGATTGGAACTGGTCGAGAAGTACACCAAGGCTAGCCAAGGCGTGGATATCGGGATAGGCGGAGGTCGTTACGTCCAGGAATCTTGGGGGAACGGCTATGACGTCTGTGACGAGGCTGTAAAGTGGCTTAACAACATGGGCTCCTACACTGACCCTTACGTCGCGCCCGTTAGCCACGTCACTTGCTGGGATAGTTTGGAGCACATCCCGGAGCCGGAAAAGTTATTGGCGAACGTAAGGGATTGGCTTTTCGTCTCCCTGCCGTTGTGCGAATCCCCGGAGGAATGGCAATCCAGTAAGCATTTCAAACCGGGGGAGCATCTGCACTATTGGTCTCTACAGGGGTTCGTGTCGTGGTGCCAGAGCCTCGGGTTCGAGTGTGTAGAGATAAACCACGCCGAAACGGAACTAGGTCGCGAAGGTATCACCTCGTTTGCGTTTAAAAGGGTATCCTGATAACCTTTACGCCGTGACTGTATCTAGTGGTTAACCGATAGGCCTATCGTAGAAGCCCAAATCTTTCGGTGCTGTACTAAGCCGCCTTCCTCGGGCGGCTTTTTCTTGCCTGTGATAAACTCCGACCATTACCCGAGGGCGCGACCATGGCCGACTGGATTACCTACAAGCTGAAAGGCGCGGACGAGCTGAGCCGCAAGTTCCGCACGCTCCCCCAAGAGCTACAGCGCCAGATAGTTGTGCCTGCGGCGAAGGAAGCTATGCAGATCGTGTTAACGGATGCCAAGGATCGCGCGTCTCGCCTAGATAACCCGGAGACGCCGAACTACATCCCGAAGAACCTGGACATGATCGAAGATAAAAAGTTCTTCGAGGAGACCGGTTCGACCAAGGTGTCAGTAGGCGTGCGAAAACGTAAACGCGGTGTAGGCGGCGGCAACACCTACTACGCCGCCCTTTTCCTGGAGCTCGGTACGAGCCGCAGCCGCGCATTTCCGTTCATGCGTAACGCCCTGAACCAGAATCAACAGGCCGTATTCCAAGAATTCCTAAGCGTCGCTAAACTCAAATTAATTGACCTCGGGCTCAACTAATGGATACCCCATTCTTCACCGTGTGCAAAGCTGACCCGACTGTCCAAGCGCTGCTGGGGGGAGCACTGCCAAGAATTTATCCTTTCGGCAGTGCTCCGCAATCGGTCGTCAAGCCCTACGTCGTCTATCAGTGGATCGACGGCAACCCTTTCAATACCTTGAACTGTCGGCCTGAAGCCGACCGCGCAGTGCTCCAGGTGGACGTATACGGCACCACGGCGGTCTCCAGTAATACCGTCGCTGAAGCCATTCGGTACGCCGTGGAGCTGGACTGCCATATCACGTCCTACCGGGGCACCGATCGCGAAACAGATACCCTGCTCTACCGCACGGGGTTCGACCTCAACTGGCTAGTTGAACGCGCCTAGCGCTTCAAGATCTGCCCGTAGTATCCACTCGTAGCCGCCAGTTGTGCGCAGGCGGCCGTTCAAAGCCGAAGAGATGTTGCCGGAGTGGAATCCGTTTCGCCCGGCCTCTCTCGCCGATTCAAACGTAAAAACAATCTCCCCGTCCTTCATGGCGCAAACCGCTTTTTTACCCCATTTGTTCGGATGGTTCTCCATCGCATGCGCGACGTTTTCTTTTCCCGTACACCACTCAAGATTTTCCGCCCGGTTATCATGACGAATGGAATTTATGTGGTTCACCTGGTCGCCTACCATCGGACCACAAAATGCTGCAGCCACGATCCGGTGAACCAGTAGGGTCTTCCTAAGCCCGTCTCTCTGCAGAACGACATCGCAGTACCCTTTGTAGTTAACTCGTTGTTTTACTGGTATAGAACGCCGCAACATTTTCTCTATTTTCCCGAACCTAGGTCGATCAACGTATCTTTCTACGCTCCGCAAATTGCCCCTGTCCGAGACCTCATAGAAACCTTCGAAGCCTTGTATTTGTACCCATTTTTCAGCCATGCTATTCTCCGAGTGTAAGCACCCCCGAGGTGCGAGGTTTATCCTAACATTAAAGGGGTTCTAAAGCAATGACTATCAAAAGCCAAGGAAGTGATCTGTTTACGATCGACCCCGATACCGGCACCTTGCTGGACGTCGGCTGTATCACCTCGATCGACGGTATCGATACCGCAATCGATCAAATCGAAACGACCTGTCTTAACGACCTGTCGCGCACCTACGAAGCCGGCTTGGCCACTCCGGGCGCCGCTACTTTCGGTCTGCAATTCGATCCGGCCGATCCGGCGCACATTCGCCTGCACCAGCTCAAGACCGCTGGCGTCACCCTGCAGTGGGTTATCGGCTTCTCCGACGGCACCGTGAATCCTACCGTTGGCACCGATAGCTCGGGCGATGACGAATTCGTTCTGCCGCCTACCCGCAGCTGGCTGACCTTCGAAGGCTACATGAACAGCTATCCGTTCACCTTCGGCCTGAACACCATGGTCACTTCGACCGTCGGTATCCAAGTCTCCGGCGAGCCGGTTCTCATTCCTAAGTCGTCGAGCTAACCAATGGCCTTCAACCTTAAAGACCTCGTGGAAGCCGGCGCTTTTGTTAGCGCCGCCGAACCGTTCGTGAAACGTGAGATCAAGTGGCACAACACCGAAGGCGTAGAGCAGGAAGCGACTATCTACGTGCGTTTGGCGTCGTATCACACGATTACCAACACCTGGAAGGCTGCTGAAGGCAATCAGGAACACCTGGCTGCACGGATTGCGACCATGGTTTGCGACGAGAACGGTGCCCCGGTCTTCACCACGGCTGACGTGCTCGGCACCGCTTCCCCGGATCGCGGCCCGATCTGCGACACGCTGTTCCTCGCGCTGATCACCGCGGTTAACGAAGCGCAATCGGCAAAGAAGAACCCCCCGAAGACCTCTGGTTCGAACTAGTTATGAACGGCATAGGCGGTCGCACGATCGCCGAAGCCCAACAGAACATGTCACTGGTCGAAGCGCGGCAATGGGCTCAGTACATGCAGCGCCACGGGGGTCTGAACATTGCTGAGCGCATCGAGCAAGCCGCCGCGCTGATCTGTACTACTGGCGCGCAGCTGATGGGTAACAAAAAGGTAAAGGTCGCGGATTTCATCCCTAACCGGGAATCGGACGACGAACTAAGGTACGCCACGCCGCAAGACTTCTTGCGAGTGTTGCAAGCATCCAGGAAGCCCTAGCTATGGCGGTAGGATCACTCGGGCAGCTCACGGTTGACCTGGTAGCGAACACCGCCGGTTTCGAACGCGGTATGAATCAGGCCGAACGCGCTTTGGCCTCGGCCACTCGCGAAGCCAAGAAGCAAGGCGATGCGCTTGATCGACTGGTCGGGCAGATCGACCCGACCATTGCTGCGTATTCCCGCCTCGACAAGATGGAACAGCAGCTAGAGGCTCACCGCAAAGCCGGCAGGCTGCCGACCGAGGATTACAAGCAGTACCTCGCACAGATTAACCTGGCCCGTGACGCTATCGGCAAGACTGATAAGGTCATGATGTCAAACGGCATGTCGGCAAAGCAACTGGCCAACAACCTTCGCGGCATCCCGGCGCAGTTTACTGACATCGCCACTTCCCTGGCCGCCGGCCAGAACCCGTTGACTGTGTTCCTGCAGCAAGGCGGCCAGCTCAAAGATATGTTTGGCGGCGTCGGCCCGGCTGCGAAAGCGCTCGGCGGTTATGTCGTCGGCCTGATCAACCCCTTCACCGCAGCAGCCGCAGCCGTGGGCATCCTCGCCCTGGCCTACAAGCAGGGAAGCGACGAAGCTACCGCATTCACCAACGCGCTGATCCTGAGCGGTAACGCCGCCGGCGCGAACGCTGACCAGCTCGCCGACCAGGCCGAAAGCGTTAGCGAGTCCGTTGGTACGGTCGGCGCCGCTGCGGCTGTCCTGGCGCAGCTCGCTGCCTCCGGCAGCATCCCGGCGCAAGCGTTCGACATGATCGCCATTGCCGCGCTGAAGATGCAGGAGGCCACCGGCAAAGCCGCCGAGGAAACGGTCAAGGACTTCGAGAAGATCGCGAAAGATCCGGCCAAGGCCATTCGCGAACTGAACGCGACCATGAACTTCCTCACCACGTCGACCTACGCGCAGATTGAAGCGCTGCAGCGTCAGGGCGACGTGCAGGGCGCCGTCAACCTGGCCGAGCAGACCTACGCCGAAGCGCTGACCACCCGCGCCAACAAGATCGTTGAGAACCTGGGCTACATCGAAGGCGCATGGCTCACCGTCAAGAACGCGGCGAAGAGTGCGTGGGACAGCATCCTAGACATCGGGCGCGAATCGACCCTGGACGAGAAGCTCAAAACTCTTAACGACCGTTTGCAAGCGATCAAGGACGCCGAGGAGGCCAACAAAGGCCCGTTCGGTTTCTCCACCCCGAGCGATGACTACCGCAAAGAGCAGACCGAGAAAGACATCACCGCCTTGCTGGTGCAGCAAGAGGAAAGCCGCAAGCGCTCCGCTGCGGCGGCCGCTATCGTCGCGCAGGACAAGAAAGGCATCGCCGCCGTTGAAGCCCTGAACAAAGGGTTGGAGGAGACGGCGCCGAAAACCGAAAAGCTGGCCAAGCGCTTCGCCGAGATCGACAAGCAAGTGGCCGCAGCCGCCGCCCGTGGTGTGCAGTACAGCGACGCGCAGATCGCCCAGTTGCGCAAGGCCGCCGAGGAGCAATTTAAAGCCACTGCAGCGCCTAAGCAGAAAGAGTTCCGAGAAGACGCCGGCCAGAAGATGCTGGACACCCTGCGCCAGCAGTCCGCCGCGCTGCAGCTCCAGTCCGGGACCAACGAGAAGCTTGGCGCGCAGGCGCAAGCCTTGGCGAAGTTCCAGCAAGAAATCGCCGACATCAAATCAAAGGGCATTCAGACCGCCGACCAGAAATCGCTACTGGTCAGCGAAGCCCTGATCACCGCCCAGCTCAAGCGCAACGTGGCGCTAGAGCAGGAAGTCGCCGCGCGCAAACAAGCAACCGAGGAGGCCGGCAAACTTGCAGCATTCCAAGAGAACCAAGCGTCGAAGCTGAGCACCGCGCAGAGCGGGCTTAATTCCCAACTGGCCGGCATTGGGCAGGGCGACAAGCTTCGCGAGCGGTTGAAAGAAGATCTGGCGATCCGCAAGGAATATCAGAACGAAGTCGACAAGCTGAACAAGCAGTTCAACACCGGGGAAATTAGTCAAGAGCTTTACGCGCAGGAGACTGCGGTACTCGAACAGAACCTAGCATCCCGCCTAGAGCTGCAGCAGGATTATTACGCCCGCGTCGACGAAGCGCAGAGCAGCTTTTTCCTCGGTGCGTCCGAGGGCTGGGCCAACTGGGCAGAAGAGGCGACGAACTACAGCGCGCAAGCTCAAGAATTCGTAACGGGAACTCTGGACACTTTGACCAGTGGCCTGGCTGACAGCTTCATGTCGATCCTCGACGGCACCAAGAGCGTAGGGGAGGCCTTCCAGGATCTCGGGGCGACCATGGCCAATGCTATCGTCGGCGCCCTTGTCGAGATGGCCGCGCAGTGGCTCGTGTACCAAGCCGTGCAGTTGCTGGTCGGTAGCACGACCAGCGCCGCCGCCATCGCGCAGGCGGGGGTAACTGGCACCGCCATCGCGGCGGCTTACGCCCCGGCGGCGGCCTTGTCTTCCTTGGCGTCTTTCGGCGCTAACTCTATCCCGGCGACAGCGGCTATCCTCTCCACCACGGCAGTGGCCGAGGGCGTCGCACTGGCAGGCATGGCGCACGACGGCATCGACTCTGTACCGCAGACCGGCACCTGGCTGCTGCAGAAAGGCGAGCGCGTTACCACGGCGCAGACCAGTGCCAAGCTGGACAAAACCCTGGACGGGATGAAATCCACGAGCGGCGGCGGCGGAACCACGGTAAACTTGATTGAAGACGCCTCCCGCGCGGGGCAGACTGAATCGAGAACGGATGACAACGGGGGCTCTATGATTGACGTGTTCGTAGCTGACCTGCTGGGCGATGGGCGCACCAAGAGTGCGATTAGCCGCAAGTTCGGTCTGTCGAGCGTGGGCCAGTAATGGCCCTCGCCTACCCGGAGGGGCTGCCGCTCGCGATGCGGGACGGCTACGCTTTTTCTCCCGTCAACAACATCCTTCGCACCGATATGCAAAGCGGTCGTGCTCGCCAGCGGATCGAGTTCGAGAACGTGCCCGACATGCTCCGGCTACGCTGGACGCTTACCGAGCTGCAGTCTCGGCTGTTCAGCACCTGGGCGCGTAACGTCGTCGGCGCCGGGTGGTTCCCGATGACCATCTTGACGCCCATGGGCTTCGAGACGCTAGAGCTGCGCTTTACTGAGCGCGTCAACGGCCCGGCGCTTACTGGTAAATTTCACTGGGTATGGACGGCAACCTGCGAACTGCGGGAGATGCCAGAGCTTGACCCCGATTGGGTAAACCTCCCGGACTTCGCGTTGCAACCCAATCTTCTTGACATTTGCATGAATCGAATTTGGCCGGAGGCCTGAGCATGAATAACACCGGAAACCCTGTACCCTCCGACGCGGCCTTGGACTTTGAGGACAATGTAAATAACTTTGACCTCCTGAGCGCCGGCTCGCTCGCGAGCTACCCAGACAGACTAGGCGTATCCCGTAAGTCATGGAAAGGAATGGAGCTTGACTTTTCAGCATTCCTTGCTGCGTCAGGTTTTGAGCTTCCCGCACTTGAATACACCGGGCTCGCCCCGCTGGTAGTAGACCGCCCTACCCAGCTTCTTTTCCGAACAGGTTTCCCCGACACCCTCTACGGCGTCAAGTCTACCGAGGCCTTCCCGGCCACGCTGACCGGAACATGGGCTACCGATGAGGCGCACCTGGTCGTGCGATCCGACGGTGATCTTCGCCAGGACTTAGAGGGCGGAACTGGTGCTGCGCTTGTTGGGTGGGAGCGATCAACACTTAGCCTTACTGTTGAAGCTGTAAATCAGGGGCTTGACGCTATTCCGGTCAGTATTTGGGAATACGCGCACCTTGCCATTGGTTACGGCGTAGGCTCGCCAAGCACCTGGGATTGGCAGCCAGCGTTCCAGGCTGCCTGTGACGCGCACTTTACCGTTGTCATCCCAGAAACAATCAACGACGCGGTTTACCAAGTTGGTGCTCCGATTAAGTTCAACACCAACCAGACGATCCGTGGATACGCAAAAGGCGGCCTGACCGGCAATGACCGCATTGTAACCACTGGCGCTTTTGCAGCTTTCGAGAGCAAGACAAAGGGCGTTTCCGCTTGCTTTAACGTCACTATCGAAGGGCTGACGATAAACCACGCGAATACAACTAGCCGCCCCGCTGGGTCTTGCGGGATTGACTTTACTGACGTTTCGATGAGCGTTATCCGGAACTGTTCGTTCCGTTACCATGAAAAGAACATCAAGTTCGGCGGTACGGTTGCCGGTTATTACAACTCTACCTACGACTGCGAAGTCAGTAGTGCAGATACTGGCTACTACTTCGGAACGGCTGCTAACAGCCTCCGCGTAGTCGGTGGCCGCGTTCACTCCTGCAAAAAAGGTATTCACTCCCTAGCGTCTACCGACTGCTTTATTACTTCGGCGCTTGAGTCGTGCGAGATTGGCGCCGACCTCGATACTGGCACATCAGGATGGTATTTGTTCAGCAGGTATGAGGGGAATGGGCGCGATATTGCAACTGATGCAATTTTGTCGACTGTTTCAGGTGGTGTTGTTTTGCGCGCCGGCACATCTGGAAACCAAGTGTTCGGGCACTGCTCTGGTGCCACTGATCGAATCATAGACCTTGGGCACAACACCGTTCATACGCGGTCAACTAGCTACTCAGGTGTCGAGCGGGTAGCAAACGAAAACGCATTCTATAACCCTTCGATGGAGTACGACTCAAACGCCGATGGTTTGGCGGATGGCATTACACTGACAGCAGGCTCAGGACTTACCGCATCGCTAGATGCCACTCAGTTCGTTACTGGGGCGCGCTCGCAACTGCTAAATGTGGCTGCTGCCGGCGCCGCTAGGCGTGACCTTGTTTGCGAGGCTTTTGATACTACCCCGGGGGTCGAGTATGTTTTCGCCTGCCGAGTAAAGACAAATCTAACAACCGGATGGAATCTGAGAATAGGAACAACAGTCGGAACCTCTAACTACATGAACGCACAGGTTCAAGTTGTCGGAGAGTGGACGATTATGACGACTCGCTTTGTTGCAACTGGCGCAACGGCGGCGGCATATTTCTACATGAACACCAGTACAGCGGCTGGTGGTTTGGCCGAAGATGCAAAACTATGGGTTGACTCAATATTCTTTGGTAAAGGCGCGCGGGCACCTGAGTTTGGCGAGCACTCGCGTAAGCTCAAGCGCGTGGTCGTTAACGATCCGGCCAGCTTGGCTGCCGGCGCACAAACAACTCCAGTATCCGTGACTGTCGCAGGTGCCGCCTTGGGCGACCGTGTTAGCGCGTCTTTTAGTCTGAGTCAGCAAGGACTCGACTTAATCGCTTACGTCAGCGCGGCCAATACTGTCGACTTTGTGTTCCGTAATGGAACTGCTGGCGTTGTCGATCTAGCCAGCGGGAACGTGCTACTGGTTGTCAACAAGCTATGACAATCCTAAACACCTTCTACGCCAGCGGCGGGGATGACGTTCGGCTTTTCACGCTGGAGCTAACCTGTCCCGCGTGGGCGGCGCCGATTCTGATCTGTAATGGTTTCGATGACCGGACGTGCATCACGGAAGACGCGCGCACGCTTACATTTATCGCGGCAGCAATCGACGTGGCCCTACCGAAAAAGGACAGCCGTGGCGCCCAGTCGATAACCATTGCTATCGACAACGTGAACGGCGAAGCTCAAGCCAAGATTGACGAGGCGATGACTGCTGAGTCGCGCATATCAGCAACGCTGCGGACCTACCTGCTAAGCGATCTAACGGCGCCTGCGGAGGTGCCCTACAGAATGACTGTGCAGGACGGCTCTATTGAGCAACTGGCCGTACAGCTTCGCGCCGGGTTCTTTGACCTGATCAATGTCGCCTGGCCGCGTATGCTGTACACGACCAAAAACGCGCCAGGGTTGAAGTACATTTGAACGCCGACGCATGGGTCAACGCGTATCTTTTCGCTCGGTACGTTGACGGGGCGCGTGGTGAAGGAGGAGCTTTCGACTGCTGGGGACTGGCCCGCGAAGTGCGGCACGAGATCTACGGCAAGCGTCTGCTGCCAAGCTGGGGCCATATCCGAAACACCATGCCGCGCGCTTTCACCGATGCCTACACCGAGCAGGCCAAGGAGCTAGAAGAGTGCCCGCCGGAGCCCGGCGCCCTGGCGATGGTGTTCACTGGCCGCCTAATGCTTCACGTCGGCGTAGTGGTAGAATTAGAGGGCAGGCTGGCTGTGCTTGATATAAGCGCGCAACATGGGCCACGATGGCAGCGCATCCCCGCCTTTGAGGCGCCATTTTCCAAGGTGGTCTATTACCGTGACAGTCCTAGTATTCCCGAGCCAACTTGAAGGCGAACCGCTAGAGCGGCACGAAACTTTTGCACCGCAGACTGTCGAGGCGTGGCTATTGTCCAGCGTCCAGAAGTTCGAGCGCCGCGAATCGCCACCGATCACCATTACGATCAACGGCGCCGCTGTAGCCCCCGACGACTGGGCGCTCACGACTTTCCGCCCAGAAGACACCGTGCGCATTTACCCGCAGGCTAAAGGTTTGGAAACGGTGTTTTTGGCCGTCCAGGCCGTCGCCGCACTGAAGTTTGTGACCGGCCTTTTTATGCCGAAAATTCCGACCGTAAACTCAGGCGGGTCGGCGGCGGGAGAGAGGCTTTCGGATGCAGCGGTAAAAGGTAACAGCGCCAAGCTAAACAGCCCTGTTCGCGAAATCGCCGGCCAATATCCGATTTACCCGGATTACCTGACGCAGACCCGCCGCTACTTTGCCAGTCCGCGAGAACAGGTTATCGAGATGCTGTTGTGTGTCGGCGCCGGCGAATACGACATTCCGCTGTCCAGTGTGCTTATCGGAGACACCCCGGTTATCAGCCTGGGCGAAGAGGCGGAGATTAACATTTACCCACCAGGTGCGGACCTTAGCGGGAACTCGGCAGCGCTTGTCTGGTTCAACTCAAAAGAGGTCGGCGCGACGTCTAACGGAACTGCCGGGATGTCTCTTGTGACAACCACGCCAGTTGACCCCGTGGCCACTGCTTCCGCCTATGAGTTCAACACCTTCACCGTCACGATCCCGACCGGTGCCGGGGAGTTCCCCGACGGCTGGGCGTCCGGCATGATTGCTGTAATAGACGTCCGTTATCCGTATACCGTTACCGATGGCGGCGCTGGACTGCGCGACATCATTACGGGGGACATGGATCAGCTAGGATTCGCTCCGGGCGATCTGATCGAGATCGCAGGACCAAACGCCGGCCTATTTATCGTTGACACCATAACGCCCGGCCTTTCCGGCACCCTCACATTAAATTATGAAGACGGCAGCCCGGCCACTGCGCTTGCTCTCGGCTCGCTAAATATGTGCATAGGCTGGCGCGGCTTTCGATACCGCCTAACTGCAGCAAGCCTGACTACGATTACCGTAGAGCGGCTCGAAACGAGCGGCGTCACCGATACTGCATGGACAGGCTTCTCGCTACTGTCTACCACTACTGCGAGCATCTCGCTGGACGAAAGCAGCGCCGATGGCGACTGGCTAGGCCCTTTTGTTGCGTGCCCCGATGGCGAAGTGACGAACACCTTAGAGATAGACTTTATGTGCCCGAGCGGGCTGGTGAATATCAGCCCAACAACCGGAGGACTGTTCGCGTACACGGTTAACGCAGAAATCCAGTACCGCGATTACTCGACAGCTGGCGCGTGGACCAGCGTCTCGAAAACTTACCGCGAAAAGACGCTTAACCAGATCGGCTTCACCGAGGAGATCATACTGCCATCATACTTTCAGCCGGAGGTCAGAGTCCGCAGGATCGGAGCGAAGTCTACAAGCACTAGCGTACAGGATGAAATCCAATGGTACGGACTTCGCGCACGCCTAGCAGACTGCGATAGTTACCCAGACTTTACGACGCTATCGCTGCGAATCCGGACCGGCGATAGGCTCGGCGCCCAGTCCGAGAACTTGGTATCCGTTCGCCCGAAGCGCAAGTTGCCGTTATGGAATGGCTCAGCCTGGTCGGCGCCAACGGCCACTCGCAGCATCGCGCCATGGGTCGCGCATATCGCTAAGTCGGTCGGTTACACCGATGACGATATTGACTTGGCCGAACTGCACCGCCTTGGCGACATATGGGACACGCGCGGCGACTATTACGACGACGCGATCAACGACCGCACGACAGTCAAGGCTGCGATGAATGATGCCCTGGCAGCCGGATTCGCAGAGCTGACGATTAACCGAGGCTTGATCACCCCCGTGCGCGACGAGCCGCGAACTGTATTCGAACAGGCTTACAGCCCACAGAACATGACGACGCCGCTGGTGCGCCAATTCTCTTCGACTGACGTTGACGACTTTGACGGCGTTGACGTTGAATACTTCGACGCCATATCTCGGCAATGGGTAACGGTCGAATGTCGATTACCTGGCGATCTCGGCCAGCGTGTCGAGAAAATGCGCATTGCAGGCGTGACCGATCAGACCCGCGCTTGGCGCATCGGTATGCGTCGGCGCCGCACGCAGCGCTATCGTCGGTGGATTTACAAATACGACACCGAACTCGACGCGATGAACAGCGGATACCTGTCTTATGTGCCGCTGTTGGATGATGTGCCTGGCTACGGCCAAAGCGCTATTCTCGACGGCTACTTGGTGTCCGGGAGCGGCGCTCTGCTGGTGTCCTCCGAACCTTTGGACTGGTCGGCCGGAGGCGAACACGTTGTCGGCCTGCGCCGCCCGGACGGCACGCTAAGCGGCCCCTTCACCGCCACGCGAGTTGACGACTACCGCTTGACAATTGCGACGCTGCCTGACTTCGACCCGAACTTGACGTGGGACATCGAACCGCCCCACCTGTACTTCGGACCGCTCGTCCGCTGGTGCTTCCCGGCCCTTATCACGGAGGTGGCGCCCACGGGTAAAGTGGGCTGCAGTGTGACGGCGATCAACTATGACGCTCGCGTTTATCTTGACGATGACAACTCGCCACCATAGCGGGTATCCTTGCCGCTAACTTATGGGCTGGGGATTTGAGATGGACAGACTAGGCGAGGCCATTTTGGCCGTCTTGCTTGGCCTACTGGCGGGGATGCAACCACACGCAGCCGCCGGGGCTGCGGTGGGGTGTTTCTTCTTCCTGGCGTCACCGGCCAGCACGAACCGCAAACAGCGCTTGCTGTTGGCGGTTTTTTCGTTTGGGATCGGGTACGCCGCGGGCATTTTTGCCTACAGTAACGAGAAGTCGATGCTGGTCGCGGGGAGCGTTTCGGCTCTGGCGGCTGTCATATGGACAGGGCTACACCGAATGGCGGCGGCTGATGGCCCTCTGCCACAATGGGTCAAGGATACCCTCGGCTTTATTCCGATGATCCGCCGCAAGGGGCCTGATGATGGACCTTAACGAATTCTTCCAGGGGGCCCGCTTGCTGGCCCACATTCTGACAATGCTTATCGTCGCGGGTTACTGCCCCGACCTCGACACCAACAAGCGCCCCGGCGTGAGTCTCTTCGCCGTTGTCATAGCCGGCGGCTCCGCGGGCCTCGCAATGAGCACCGCGCTTAGTTGGTCCACCTGGCTGGCACTGCCGACCGCAGGGCACGTCTTCCTGGCGCTGGTGTTCGGCGCGCTTCTCATTCCTATCATCGCCGGTCGCGGCAACGTGGCCAGTCTATTTCCTCGCAAACCGTGGAGCACCAGACCGTGAGACCTAACTGGCTGGCCGAAGCAGAGAAGTTCATTGGCCTGCAGGAAACCGCCGGCGGCGCCAGTAATCCGCAGATTGTGCAATTCTGGAAGGACATTAAGCGCGGCGGGATCAAAGACGACGCAACGCCGTGGTGCGCTGCCTTCGTCGGCGCCATGCTTGAACGGTCGGGCGTCCGGTCTAGCCGCTTCGAGTCGGCCAAGTCGTACCTTGACTGGGGGCAACTGCTGGCGCTGCCGGTGCCCGGTTGCGTGGTTGTATTCACGCGCGAAGGTGGCGGCCATGTGGGCTTCGCGGTCGGGCGCGATAAGGCCGGCAATCTGCTGGTGCTGGGGGGCAACCAAGGCGATGCGGTGAACGTGAAGGCTTTCCCGGTGTCGCGAGTGACCGGCTACCGCTGGCCGGCAAACCTGGCCGCCCCTGCTACGCCTTTGCCTGTCCTGAGTGCTGCGCAACTCTCTGAGCGTGAAGCGTGAGCGGCTTGCTCGCCTTGATCCCCCTGGTCGGCGGGATCATCGACAAGGTGTTCCCCGACGCCGACGCCGCGGCCAGTGCAAAGCTTGAGCTGCTGAAGTTAGCACAGTCGGGAGAACTGGCGCAGCTCAACGCCGAGACGAGCCTCGCGCTCGGTCAGATCGAAGTCAATAAGGTGGAGGCGGCCAGTTCCAGCGTCTTCGTCGCCGGGTGGCGCCCTGGGGCGGGCTGGGTATGTGTTGGCGGGCTGTGTTACAGCGTTTTAGGCCAGCCCTTGCTGGCCTGGTTGTCGGCGGTAAAGGGCTGGCCGTTGCCTCCAATCGTAAGCGTTGAAGTCCTGATGGGGTTGCTTACCGGGTTGTTAGGCCTCGGCGGCTATCGAACCGCCGAGAAAATCAAGGGGAAAGCGGCGGGGTAACTACCCCGCTTCACTTCTTTTCGCGGCCCGCACCATGCGAGCGCCGAAGAATTTGCTCACTGGGTTTTCTCCTCTTCGAACTGAATCAGCATGTCAATGACGTGCTTCGCCTTGTGCAAGTCCTCAATACCTCCCTTCTCCCGGAAACGGCTGATGTACTTGATTGCCGTATGCTGGCAGGCGTCTAAGCCGTTTTTCATGCTGTATTCCATCGGCTGAATGGGCATGTTTTTGTAATGTCCGCCGCCGACCTGCGTGTCTAACGCTTTAGGCTCTACACTTTGACCTTTGCAGGATCGGCAAGCGCTACCGGCCTGCAGCATCTCCCCACAGCCTCTACATTCAACTCTTCTAGCCATTATGCTGCATCCTCTTCGATTGGGTTAAATCCGTTATCTCGCATCGCGCGTAACAGAATGTCTTGGATCTCTCGTTTGGTTTGCAGGCGCTCCAACACCAATTCGTCCACGGTGTCCGCGGCCAAGATGAAATGGTGGAACACGGGGCGGTTATGGCCGGCCTGCAACTGACGCACGGGGCCGTTACGCTCGATGATCTGTTGGTGCTCTTCCAAGTTCCAATTGACGCTGAAGAACACCAGGATGTTGCCCCCGTCCTGCAGGTTCAAACCGTGCCCTGCACTGGCCGGGTGGGCGAACATGATCGGGATCTCTCCGGCATTCCACGCGTCGATCGTCTCAGGCTTCTTGTCTAGGTGTCGTCCTTGTGGGAAACGCGCCAGGAGTCGCGCCAGATCGCTTTTGAAGTTGTAGGCGACGAGGACCGGCATACCGGCGGCTTCCTCTAGGATTTCCTCCAGTGCGTTCAGCTTCTCGTCGTGGATCTTCTTCCACTGCGGGCCGCCTTCTACATAGGCTGCGCCTGAGGCGATCTGCAAACACTTCTGCGTCTTCGCCGCCGCGTTCAGCGCTTCGATCTGCGAACCTTCCAGGTCCATGAACATCTGCTTTTCCATGTTCTTGTAGAGGACGCGCGCGGCCGGCGGCAGCTCTACGCGGATCACGTTCACGATCGGCTCTTTGAGGTCGAACCAGTCCGCTGCGTCAATCGTGATACACACGTCGCCAAGTGCCTTCTGGATCTGCTCCTGTGCTTGGTCGGTCGCCTCTACGCCGAACCCGGTATGTGAAGCGCGGAACCAGCGTTGCTTGAAAGCGTCATAGGTGCGGCCGAGACGATCGCCCTTATCAACAAACCACATCTGACCCCAAAGGTCTTGGAGGCCGTTAGGGCTCGGCGTACCAGTTAGCAGAATGATCCGCTTGATCTTGGTATGCGCAACGCGGGCAAGCGCTTTGGCGCGGCGAGTACCCTGGCGCAGCCGAAAGCCTTTGAGCTTGGTCGCTTCGTCGACTACCACTGTGCGGAACGGCCACTTGTCGCCGAGGTGCTCGACCAGCCATTCGATCTGCTCAAAGTTCACCGTGTAGACATCAGCCTTGATGCGCAAAGCCGCCTGCCGATCCTTGAGTGCGCCGCAGATCGTCACGACGCGGCGATGCTTAAGGTGGTTCCACTTCTGGTACTCCTGAGGCCATGTGGTGCGGGCAACGCGTAGGGGCGCAATGACGAGAATCGGGTAGACATCCTCGGTCAGCGTCAAGTCTTCCAGCGCCGTGGCCGTGCTTACACTTTTGCCAAGCCCCATGCCCGCCCACACAGCAATGCGCTTGGTCGCGTGGATCGCGGACATGATGAGATCTTGGTATTTGTGCGGTCTGTAATCAATTGCCATTAGACAAGATCCGAAAAGTCATCAGGGATAGGTTCGGCGTCTTCTTGGGAAAGATCCTCGAAGTCTGAGACATCCGCCGAGCGCTTAGGAGTGTTTCGCACGTAAGGCCGACTTGGAAACCATTCGCCGCGGTCGACCGCCAGGTTCATGTAGTAATCCGCCATGCTTCCCATCAGCAAACCACCTTGAATTCTTCGTCGACCCACACTTTTTCTTTCATGAACAAATTGCCCATGATCCCCTCTACCCCCTCTTTGCTATCCAGCCAAACCACTTCGGCACCCGCGGCACGCCGACGCTCATGGTCTCTCACTTGTGCAGGAGTAGGGCGCGCCCCGGTCGCTTTCAGCTCAACGAACAACACGCGACCCCTGAAGGTGATCAACCGATCAGGCACCGAACGGCGCTGGGGGCTGGTGAACTTGTCGCAAAGCGCGCCAATCTCTTTGCAGCGCTTGACAAGGTACGCTTCGATATCGCGTTCTAGCATGGCTCTATCTCCGAACTCGGCAAAGGTGCCCATCCGAAAGGATCGATGGCCGACGTGGACTGTGTGCGGCTGTTGCCGCACCACTCAGCCCATTTCCCTTCGTGAAAACGACACTCTTGCCATTTGGTACCACATGGCGTATAGCGCCCTAATTCTCGAACGTAACCGAACATCTGACACTTGATCAGAATTCGCGTGCCGTCTCTTGGTGCCGTGCTCATGTCGAACATATTTGCTCTCCTCTAGATGTACGCAAGCTTATGCAAGATTCGACTTGTAGTCAACCTTTCCGGTAGCGATACGCTTCGAAGCCGGCTGCGGCGAGCGGTAAGCCTTCTGTCCAGTCGCAACCGGCGGACATCAGTTCGGCCAGGTGTTCGTGCGTGTAGTCGTCGGTGTCCGGCGCTTCGCTGATGATCTCGTCGTGGACGGTCAGCACGATTTCGTAACCGGCTTTCTCGATATCCGGCATCCGATAGGCCAACACATCCCGCGCACTGGCCTGCGTCACGTTTTCCGCCAGCTTGCCAGAGTAGGTGCGCAGCCGTTCCCATTTGCGGCTGTACTGGTTGATCCCCATGTACGTGATCTGCCCGTCGTCCTCAACGCGAGGCGATGGGTAGCAGAGATAGCGCCCGCTCGGCAGCATGACGCGCAGCCAAGCGCCATCACGGCGGATCTTGTGGCGACGGCACGTCAGGGTGCGGCCGGGGTTGTTGATCGCGTCGCGACAAGCGTTCTCCAGTTCCTTCCAGTAGGTTACGGTCTGCGGATGTGCTTCACGCCAGAGACGCTTAAAGGACTCGCAGACGATGAACGCCTCTTCTGACAGGCCGTAAGTGCTCTTGCCCTGGCTGATGTGCCATTCCATGAAGTCGCGCGCTTCGCGCAGCATGGCCGCCGGGATCGCGTCCCATGCGTTTTTCGCCATCAGCTCCAAGTCGATGTTGAAGGCAAGCGAGAAGGTGATAAACGCGCCTACGCCCCCGGCGTAACCCAATGCGAGTTCCATGGTCTTGCCGATCTGCCGCATGGTGTCGTCAACGTCTTCAGGCGAGCAGCCGAACGCCTTGGCGTAGGCCAAGATGTAAAGGTCGAAACCCTTACGGATCGGCTTCTGCTTTTTGTCGTCCCAGCCGATCACCGTATCAAAGTCGCGGAACGCTTGGAGCTTCCACTCTTCACCGGCCAGCCAAGCGAGCTTACGCCCCTCGATGTTTGAGAGGTCGGCAACGACCAGCTTCTTACCCTTCGGCGCGATCACACAGCCGCGCGTGGCGCTGCTGCAGGCTTCCATAACGGTTGTCATACGAGGTCTCCATACATCGCGTCTTCGATACGCTTTTGCGCGATGGCGAAGTATTTATCGTCGCGCTCGATACCGATGAAGTTGCGGCCGGTATTCGCACACGCCACGCCAGTTGTGCCGCTCCCCATCGTGTTGTCGAGAACCGTTTCACCTTCGTTGGTGTAGGTTCGGATCAGGTATTCCATTAGGGCGACGGGTTTTTGTGTAGGGTGAATGCCGTCGCGCTGACAGTCAAAATGCAAAACAGAATTTGGGTATCCGGTGAACTCTTGAATATAGGAGTCTTTGGCGTTAGCTCGGGCTTCGAACGCAGAACCACGATGCCCCTTGGAATTCTTTACTGTTTTCCCAAGCGGTGTAAGGTCCTGAGGGTTGTAAGTCATACGATTCTTGCACTGGCTTATGTGGCCTGTCTTAGCGGGCGAGAAAACTAAAACGTCTTCGTGCTGTGTCATCGGTTTATTTTTAGCTTGAGCGAAACCAGCCGGCATGTTTTTACACCACACCCACTGATAGCGAAACCACTCCGGATTAGACATGACGAGAGCGGATGTAAAAGGTTGTCCAGCGGTTAGCACAACTGCTCCGGAGCTTTTCAATAGGCGCCGGTATTCTGCCCACAACTGGTCGAATGGGATAATCGAATCCCAAGCGCAAGCGGTAGTGCCGTACGGCAAATCGCAGAGCACCATATCCACGGAACCCTCCGGGATGAGCTTCATCATTTCCAGGCAATCGCCGTGCATTAAGTTCATACCAAATCCTCGGCATCCGCCTTCAAGGCTTCAATCCACAGTTCTATTTCTTTGTTCTTGATCGTAGGTCTAGCCAGATTCTGGGGCTGCCATAGGCGACCCGCCCACCGTCCCGTGCGCAACGCGCCACAGAACGCGAGAAGCCCCCGCAGCCTGCCGTCTGCGCTAACGCCATTAAGAACGCGTTTGTACTTTGACACACTGGTCTTGCTGGCCTGCAGCCGGACGGCCAGCAGTTCGCGCAATTCCACCGGCAAATCGGGGTCATCAATGCGACGCTCCAGGGTGCTGATCTGCAGATCGGGAAGCCCGACCCCATAAGCCTCTAGGATGTGCTCCAGCATCTTGTCGCGCTGGTTGGCACTCGTTACAGCGCCATCGGTCAAACGCACTGCGTCGGCTGCGTGGATCTTCTGCGCCCGGTCGCTGGCGCGGATCGCCGCGTGCGCTAAGTCCAGGTCCATCAGGACGCCGCGCTCGTTGATCTTCTGGTCGAGCTGCCACAGTTCGCGTTCTGCACCGCGGTAGTTCCAGCGCGGCAGCTTCTTATAGATCTCGCGCATCGCCTCGATGTCTAGCCCACCGTAGGCGCGGAAGCGCTGCCACTCTACCGGGTGCGTGTGCTTCGTGGCCCGGCGTATTTTGCGGCCCTTCGGTTGAGGTTTGCAGAAGAGGGCGATCCAGGTTCTGCCTTCCTTGTCTTTGGCTTTATCGACGGCAACGCCGAGAATCGAACACAGCGTCCCGAGTGCGCCCGGCAAAGAATGTGCCATGGCACAGACCATCGTATCGAAGACACGTTCAACAGGAAGCACAATGCCAGCCGCGTGGCGCATGACCGTGCGGTCGAAAGCGCTGTTCTGAATGACCACTTCATAACTTTCATCCTCAAGCAATGCGAGCAAGTCGCTTATGTCTTCATCCCCGTCGCGAATCTCGACGGGCCCATCGCCTACCGCCCACTGCCACATGATGATCTCGGCGTCTTCTGCATAGCGGTGGGTGCCGTTGTTGATCGGCGTTTCGCAGTAGGTCTCTGTGTCTAGGAAAATGCAGTTATCGATGTTCATAGGTCAGCGGCTTCTAGCAGCTTGGCGACTTGCTCTTCCAGAATTGATAGGCGCTGCTTTGTCTTTCCTTTGCGCGCTTCGACAAGGTTCCGCAGGTGCTCTACTTCTTGTGTCTTGCGCTTGCCGTAGTTTTTGGCTTCGGCCAGGTCGCGCCCAAGGGTCTTGTTCTGCCCCATCAGCCAAAGCGCGAAGTTATAAACGACTTCAGCGTCCGATGAACCGACCGGCCGCATGTCCAGCTCGTCCAGTTGTCGGCGCACACGTTCGGCCAAGTGGGTCCAAGTTATTTGCTCTGCCATCTCAATTCTCCTTCATGCGCCGGGCAATGCCCTTTATTAGCGCGGTGCGTTCCCACGATACGTGGCGCGTTATGGTCTTCCACGGTAGCCCCAAGCAGTACAGCTCATACGCGAAGGCCAGGTCGGCCAGGGGGTATCGCTTTGAGGTTGCGGCCTCCTTCGGATTTCATCGCGTATTCTTCCAAGTCCTGCCTGTGCAAATGTTGTGGATTATGCTTTTTGTCGGTTTCTTCTGGAACAGGTGGTAGATGTCCGACGGCATGTAGCCGTTCGCGTGCAGCAGCTTGATCATTGCCGCCCCAACCCTGGTCGTCTTCGCCTGGCTGTGCTTCTCGCCCTGGCGGATGCCTTTAAGCTTTAGCGCCTGCATCTTGTGATAAATCGACGCCTCGGTGCGGCCAAGGTCTTTGGCAATCTGCGGCGCCGACTTAATGCCGGCCCACTTGCGCAGGTGGGCGACGTGTTCGCCCGTCCAGTCTTTTCGGGTCATGGCTCCTCCTTGCCAGAAGACAGGGCGCAGACGAACTCAGGTTCGCGCATGACTGTTTCGTCTGCTACGTTCGCCAGTCGTATCAACGCACGGGCGTACTCATCGGCCGGCATGCAAGACAGGTCGCGCAGCACCATACGCAGCTTCTTTTCGTGGTAGTGCTTGTCGAGTTGCGCGCTCATTCTCTTAGCTCCCTTGTTCGACGCGCTTCGCGCGCAGGATCGTGTAAGTCTTAATTTTGTACCTGGCCACGAAGTCGAGGAGTTCGCGATACCGGCGAAAGACCCGTATTTCTGCGGGCCGCCCTTTGGGGTACGTGATCAACGTCGGTTCGCCCATGGCTACGCTTCCTTTCGGGCTGCGATGGCGTCAAGCTCTCTGCCGATAGTGATCAGGTCATCAATGTGAGCATGGCCGATCCAGACTTTTGCGATCCGCTCGCTGATGCCAGATAACTGTGCCTTTATCGCGCCAAGTTCGGTTTGGTACGCAAACGCGGACTGCTGCATTATTTCTGCGCACTTGCGCGATTCTACGAGTTCGGCGCGTAGCTGCACCACTTCATCCTGCAGCGCGCGTTCTGCTTTCGATTCTTCAATCATTCGTTCAACTCCCATACGGCAGTGTCTTTGAGGGCTTCGGCGGCGACGTAGGTCGCCGGTCCAGTATCTTGGTGCAGCTCGCACATGCCGCCGGCTTCGTATGCGATGAGGTAGCGCGTGCCCGTGGGCTTATGGTGCAACGGGAAGCGTTTGAGCTGTAGGCGGACGCGGCGCTGAAAAGCGCTTTCCGTCATCACAGCCCGGGCCCTGCTTCGATCCACAGGGCCAGCATTCCGCCGACGCCGATCACCAGCACAGCAGCGCCCAGCACGGCGTCAAGGATAGGGCGGCGCGTGGCCAGCGATGGCGGCGTCAGCGTACTGGTTGGAGGCTTCTCGCCCGGTGCGAAGGTGTACCCGCGGGATTCCCAATACGCGAGGTAGGCCCACTCTTGTGAGGTGTAGCGGGTGGCTTGGGGTTTCATACCGGCAACTCCAATTGGTCGATGTAAGTGCAATCCTCCGATGGCCCTTCCGAGCAATGATGACAAAAGACATAGCCGCAGCGCACACAACGAGGGCCGTTATGATTCTCATCGTCGAAGGCCATATAATCGGGCGAGCCATCTTCATCAAGTTGCCAAACATGGCCGCGGTTGTCCGCGGTGCCGTCGCATACTTTGCACATGCCCTGTTACTCCCTGCGTTTGTTTTCGTTAAAGCGAATGTACAACGCATTACTTGTATTGTCTTGCGTATCCCGACGAACGGTCAACAAAAAGCCCGACGAGAGCCGGGCCTTCTGGTGTTGCTTTGGTCAAAGATCAGGGTTGTTCAGGCGATGCTGCGTGACCAACTCTTGGATTTGCAACGCCCAATCATCTTCAAGCTGTAGCACACCGACTTCGTCGAGGAGTTCGACCAGTTCCAAGTATTCGTCTAGCATGGCAAATCCTCTTCATGGTTTGCCCGGCTTTCACCGGGCGGTTGATTTACGCCAGGTCGTCTGCGTCTGCGCCGTCTGCGATCTCGTCGAAGTCGCTGGCATCTGCCGAGGTGCCGCCGCCACTGAACGCTTCGCCGTCTTTAACGAACTGGATGCCTTGGAGCTGGGCGTTTACCTTCTTACCGTACTGGTTGTCCTGCGCCCATACGTCGATGATCACGTTGACGTAGCAGCCGGAGTACGGCTTGCCATCGGCGGCGACCAGTGGGCTACGATCGCGATCTACGACTGTCGGTCGAACAGTGTTGTTGGCGTTGAAGAACAGGTTGCCTTCGTAGCCGACATAGGACGCTTTGCTGTCGCCATCGTGGATCAGCAGGTTGTCACCGGCTTTCAGCTCTTTGCCAATCTGCGCCCACTTGGCACCCCACTTGGCTTTGCCGACTTCTTCGATTACTGCTTTCAGCGCGGCGATACCCGGGTGATCGGTCGGGAAGATGAAAGCCGCAGCGAACTTGCCGTCTTTGTTGGCTTCGAAGATGTCCGGGAATGCGATACGGGCGTTAGCGAAAGTGTGTTTCATGTGGTGAATCTCCAGTCTATTTTGAGGGTTCTACTTCGGTTGGTTTTAGTGAATCAATATTCCAGGTCTACGGTAAACTCGTGTTCACAAGCGGGGCAAATCACCTCTACGTCTTTTGTGCGATCAGTTCCATGCTCGGGAACATCGAAGCGATGCCCATCCCAAAAGTCGTCAGCATCGAGCAGATTCACATCTTCTTTGCAGCTCGGACATTCAGTATCGAGACTTATCGACCAAGTGGCAGAAATGCTGCTCATACCAAATCCTCGAAGTTGTCTTCTACTTCCGCCGGCAGATCTTCGAACTGCTCGGCAATCGCCATGTTCAATGCAGGACGCTTGTCGCTGGCCGGTGCTACGGATGGTTTGCCATCGCTGCGGCCGATCAATGGCTGCAGCTTGTTCCACTTGCGTGGGTTCGCTTCCTTCAAGACCTTCTCCGCCGTTGTGGGGCTGATCAGCTTGAAGTCGTACATTTGGTCGACCTTGAGGCGCATCGCCTTGAGCGCGGCTTCAGCTTCCTCCTCGCTGGTCCAGCTACGCGCACCCTGTCGACCTTCGACCAGCTTGTAGCGGGCATCGGTGAACTTGCCAGCCAGGAGTCGGCGCTCAACTTCAGCGCGTACCGCTTTGGCAAAGCCTTCGATCATGTCGGCTGCGTCCATTAGCGTCGCCAAACGCTCGTCTTCCGCCGTGGCTAGCCGTTCGGTTGCCGCTTCAAGCGCCGGGCGAATGCTTGGCTTTTTCACGATGAATTTGTGATTGAGACTGCGCAGGCCGTCGTCTTCTTCGTAAGTCTCGAAGTCGATAGCCGCCGGCTTCACACCGAAGCTTTGAGCGAGCAACTTCTCCGCTTGCCCGATTGAAACTTCAATCGCTCCTTTGTCCAGGTCGACAAACTCGCCGACGATCAGCTCAGTGGTAAACGCGGTACGCTCTGCGCAGGTTGCCGACGCCTTACAGAAACGGCACTGCTTGTCGCCTGGCGTTGCGGCCAGGTCTTCAGCTAACAGGATGCGCTCGGCAGTAGCTCGCACCGCGGCCAGCAGCTCGCGCGCTTCGCTTACCGACAGCTCCCACTTGTCGAAGTGGTTTAGCCGTGGCTGATCGATGCACAGTACCAGCCTTTCGGTCTCGCCCATCACGTCGAACTCGTCTAGCGCTGCGCCGCCGTACAAAAGCAACTGCTCGTTGCCTTCGGCGAATACCTGGACGCCGCGCCCGAATTTTAAATCACGGCACCAAAGCGTTTTGCCTTTGACGATCACCATGTCGCAGGTGCCGGTAGCGCCTTCCTCGCCGGTGAACTGCTCAATGGCCAGTTGCTGCTCCGCGTAGATCGTGGCGCCGTCTGCATCGCTGCGCGCCAGGTCCAAGACCTTTTGGATCTCGCGGGTCATGTCCGGCCCTACGGGGTAAGCGCCGCTCGTGTGGAACTCAGTTACCCCGTTCTCTACGCGGATGCGCAGGCCGGTGAAGTGGTCAGCGTTTACGTTCTGCTCTAGGCACTGCTCCAGCAGATAGTGCGCTGCGGTGCCCTCGTCGGCCGAATCGTTAGTGGTTTCGGGAAAGTCGCGCTCCCGGTACGGCTTGGCGTTGCAACGCATCCACGCTGCTGCGCCACTTGGTGAAAGAAATGCGTGTGCCATAGCCTTACGCCTCCAGCGCCAGCAGATCGGCGTAAACGGCTTCCAGCTTCACCTGGTCGTTCACGGTGCTGAAGTCGTCTTCTTTGTCCAGCAGCACTTTGAGGTTGGCGATACCGTGCTTGGCGTTCAGCGCCTTGATTGCGTCACGCTGCGTTGGGGCCAGCTTGAGCACCAGTGCGCGGACAGTTTCGTAGGGGGTCGGCTCGGGGATAGCGTCGAACTGCTCTTTAAAATTTGCGTCGACGGATTCGATAAGATCGGCGATCTCCTCAAGGGATACTTTTTCAGCAATTTTTGCTTCAACCTTGGCCGCTACCTTTTCGGCTTTCGGTGCGACTTCCGACTTCGCCGGAGTGCGCCCGGCCAGGGAGAGGGTCAGCAGCTTGACGGCTTCGGTGTTGGCAAGCAGCGCTTCGGTATGGGCTTGGATCAGGGCTTCAATTGACATGTTGCAAGTTCCTTTTTGGTTAAGGTGTGCTGCGGATGGTAGAGAGCAGCACAAGGGTTGTCAAGCGGTTTAATTGCTATTGCTTGTAGCTTTAGCGATGGCCTCGTGCAAATCGGCTATGCCTTCGAATACGGGCGTAGTGTTCCTTTCTTGTTCGGCGTATGCGATACGCTCCTCTAATCCGGCCATAACTTTTCGCGCTGCTTTCAAAAGATCCTGCGCGCCACCAAGTAAAAGCAGATCGTCAGGCAGTCGGCCGTCAAGCACCGCGCATACGACGCCATGCCTTTCAGGCGTCATGACCCCGGATTGGTCGGACGAATAGCCCGTCGAGGTCTTTATCGAATACTTATAAGTCGTCTTCACTCTGTCTCTCCTTTCCAGTCGTAGCAGTACCACCCGTTATCCGGGCTGGCGCTGCCTTTGCGGTGGGTGCCGTTGTCCCATGGAAAACCGGAGCAGCGGCAGCCCTGTCGTTTGTGTTCTACGGTCTTCCGGTACGTGTCGACCCGGTACGTGCCGCCGCATGCACAACGCGGCTCGCGGGCGTAATCTTCCGGGTGCTTGGCCAGGGTTCGCCTGGCTCCGCACTTACGGCACCGGCACGGGTGGCGGTTCACGTTAAGCTCGTCAGCAGCCAAAAGAATTCGACTAGGGCCACGCCGGTAGCGAAGCCGGCCCACAGATAAAGCGCTTCTGTCTCGGTCATCGCCCGGCCCTCAGATCAGCGAGTTTGCGTGTCAGGTCAAGCGAAGCGCGCTTGGCGGCTGCGTGCTCCTTTACAACGCTCGGGTAATGCGGGAAACGCTCGCCGGCTTTTCGGTCTGCGTCGTAAACCGCATCCGAGGTCTTTACAGCCTTGCGCAACGCTTCCAAGGCTTTCTTGGTGCGCATGATTTCTAGTAGCGCTTCGTCTAGCGTTTGATCTTTGATCATTTCGGCAACTCCTTGTTTAGTTAAATAAGGCCGGTATACGGCAGGAAGGCGAGGCCGCACATCGCGGACAAGGCGAGAGTCACGACTATCATTGACTCTCGGTCGTAGCGGATCTCTTTCGCACTCGCTTTGTACCCACGCGCGCCGCTCGCGCAGCTGCCTATCGCCATCGGCAAAAGGCCGGGGTTTGCAGCACTCAGTGCTAGTTGTGCGTGGTTCATTTCTTCCGATCTCCTCGATTCGAATTCAAAAGGGGCTTCTGGCCGTCCTTCAACGGCCAGGGTGATTCGGTATGGCAATCCGGGCAGTAGATAATCCATAGGCTGCTCATGCGTACTACTTCCGGGTTGCCGCACTTAGGGCATGGCGGGGTCACTTCAAGCTTTCTCGCAGCAGGCGCACCCACTGATTGCGCTCGGCAGTGCGCTGAAGTTCCTTGGCGTTTTCCTCTTTGTGGTATTCGATATTCTTCAACGCTTTCGCCTTCTTTGCTTCGAGCCAGTCGGTAGCGCTGAGAACCGGAGTCGGTTTGTTTAGGTACTCGGTCGAGTCATCCCACTCGATGCTGTCTTCGATCTGCTTGATCATGAATTCCTTTAGGCCGTCGTGATCCTTGGTAGGCGCTATCCAAATGCGCGCCCGATCAAGCATCTCGCGATAGCTTTCCAAGGTGTCCAGGTTATCCCTCAGGCGCTTTTCCCGGCTGTGCTCCGCGTCTCTGTATTCGGCGGCCGACAGTTGGGCGGCGTCCTCAGGCAACATCGCTTCATATAAGGCCAGTTGGCGGCGCGCTTCGGCCAACCGGTCGGCGTGGTAGTTAGAAGGCTCGAACTCTTCCGGGATCGGTGCGTCGCTCGGCAGATCGCGCATTGTGATGCAGGCGCCGAACGCCTTGGCACAGTTCAGGGCGAATTGCTCGAAGCTGATGCCGTCTTTGATATCGGCGGTATATCCGGTTGGCATGGTGAATCCTCTGAAAGTTGGTGTGAAGCAAATCTAATTGCATTCTGTTGTGTTGTCTAGCGCTATTTGCTTTTCCTGTTAAATACCGTAGGATGCGCCCCATCGACTACCTAAACAGAAGAGAAGCACCGATGGACAAGAAACTCGAAGCCCTCAAGCAATACGCGCTGAAGCACCGCCCGACCCTGGCCGTAATGAATGCTCTGGTGGCCGCTGGCGCCTATACAGGAATCCTTGACGTAGTGGTGCGCGCTGGCAGCCTTGACGCCTTGGCCGATAAGCTTGGCGTCACATACCAGGCCGTCCAGCACTGGCTCAAGCTCGGCTATGTGCCCCTGGGCCGCATCCCCGAGATCGAAAGCATCTACGGCGTCCCCCGCGTCGAACTGATGAACCCGAAGTACGCTGCTGCCCTCGCCGAGCCTAACTTCTCGTCCGACGTATAGATCGTGGGAGCCGCGAAGATGGCCAAGAAGTTCGATGGTCTGCGGGCGCCTGATGCCCTGCGGGATCTAAAAGGGTGGCTGGTGTGGCACTGGCGGCAAAAGCCGGGCAGCCCTAAGCCGTCCAAAATGCCGTACTACGTGTCGGGTAAGGTCCGTACCGGCACCCACGGGTCTGAAGCTGACCGCGCCAACCTGGTGACGTTCGAAGAGGCCAAAGCGTTCGCTGAGAAAAACGACTTTGCAGGCGTCGGCCTGGCACTAATGCCAGAGTTCGGCATCACCGCCTTAGACTTCGACAACTGCGTGAAAGATGGCGTCATCGATCCTCGGGTCGAGGAGCTTACCGCTGGCACATATGCGGAGCTGAGCCCGTCGGGCAACGGCATCCGCGCGTTCGTGCGTGGCGAATCGCCGGACCATAAGGACAGCACGCCGGCTGATGGCTCGTTCGGCTTCGAGACGTTCCACGCCAAAGGGTTCGTGACCTTCACTGGCCACGTGACCGAGCTGACCGAGCTAACTGGCGCGGAGAACACCGTCGCGCCTATGAGCGAAGCCGTGGTGGCTTTCTGCGGTGCACGGTTCAAGCGAGCTGCTCGCGTTCGGGCTGAGTGCGTCGGAGCGGGCAAACCGACGTTCGGCATGTCGCCGGAGCAGATCACCGAACTGCTGAACAAGCTGCCGGACGATCTGCACTACGAGGATTGGCGCAACGTCGGTATGGCCGTGCACCACGAGACGGAAGGCGAAGGCTTCGACATCTGGCACGAGTGGTCGATGAACTCGCCCAAATACACGACTCAGGAATACTGCCAGGCGAAGTGGAATTCGTTCGGGATCAACACCAGCGCCGAATACACGACGATGGGTACCATCCTCCAGATGATCCGCGACGCAGGCGGCGAGACGGGATTGGAGACGGCTAGCGCCGACGAGTTCGAGGCTTTGCCGATGCCCGTCGGTGGTAAGTACCGCATCGAATCGTGGGAAGAGGTGCGCGCCCGGCCGCGCAAGACGGCATGGCTGATCAAGGGCTTTCTGCCGAAGGCGGTGCTCGGGGTGATGTTCGGCGCTTCGACCACGGGTAAGTCATTCGTCGCACTGGACATGGCCTGCGCCATCGCCCGTGGCGCTGACTGGAACGGGCACCGGGTGAACAAAGGCCGCGTGCTCTACGTCGTGGCGGAAGGCGCCGACGGCTTTATCCAGCGCATGGACGCCTACGACCACCAACACGGCGTCGAGAAGCGCGAGATCGACCTGATCACCGGCATGGTGCCGAACCTTACCGAAGTCGCCCAGGTCACTGACTTGATAAAGGACATCAAGGCGCGCGAGCCCTACCAGGTCATCATCATGGACACCTTCGCCCAGATGACCGCCGGCATTAATGAAAACAGCGGAGAGGACATGGGTGTCGCCCTGGAGCAGTGCAAGCGCATCGCCCGTATAAGCGGTGCCATGGTCCTGCTTATCCACCACAGCGGCAAGGACGCGGCCAAGGGTGCGCGCGGCTGGTCGGGCCTGCGCGCTGCAGCTGACGTTGAGCTTGAGGTGACACGTTCCGACGAAGTGCGAGCTATCAAGGTGACCAAGCTCAAGGACGGCCGCGACGGCGCCGAGCACGGCTTTAAACTGGTCGACGTGATCCTAGGCCTCGACGAGGACAACGACACGATCACCAGTTGCGTGGTGGAGTATGGCAGCGCCTCGCACGGTATGCCGTCGGGGAAGAACGAGGTTTTGCTGCTCACCACCCTGCACGAGCTGATCGGTTACGGCCACCGGGGCCGCATAGAGGAGGAGGAGCTTTTGAACGCTGCGAAGGGGAAAACGCCGAACGCAGGGCGCGATACCAAGAGCAATTTGAAGAAAGCGCTTACCGCTTTGGCGGCCAAGAATTTCGTGGTTAGACACGAAAAATGGGTCTCACCTATCGAATCCGCAGAAAATGCAGGCTTATGAATCCGCAAAACCTGCACGTAAGTATCGTAAAAGGTCAGTATTTACGTTACTTACGACAGGTAGCAGTCGTAAGTAAGAGTGCATGACTATAGGAATGCACTTACTTACTACACCGAAAAACTACGATTTCCTGCATCTGCAAAAATTGCGCGTTTGGAGAGTCAAAATTAAATGCCAGAACTGCAAAGCCGAATACGACGAGAAAAAGATCCCAAAGCTCAACGACTGTTCGTTGTGTGCGCATTGTCGCGACCACTGGGCGAGAA